GCGGTTGAAGCCGGCAGGAGCGAACCAACGTTGCGCTTTCTTCTCAGAGCTTGCAAGAACACCCAGCATTGCTGCGCTTGGCGGAAGCCAAACTGCGGCGCCAGTGTTCTCATCACGGGTCTGAACCCATGGGTAGAAGGTTGCACCGTAAGAGGAGTCAATCTGACGATCTCTCAGAGCAGTGGCTGCGGCCTGTGGGGTGGTTGCGATACGAGACGCCAGCGTTTTCTTAGTGCTGTAATCACCTTCGTGCGTGGGCAGGTAGACGTCCGGAAGATCAATGAGAGACATTGCATCGGCACGGCGCTCACACACCTCAACGATATGTCGAGTAAGGCCCGTCTGGGTAAGACCCGGCATTGTGATCAAGTTGGTCTCAACCACTTCTGGATCTGCAACACTATCGATTGCTTTCTTAATAGTGTAGTAGGCAGAACTGTTATCGTTGTTGCTGGCTGCGGTCATTTGGTTATTGTAGAGAGGATCGGGCAGGTGTACGTCGAATCCATCAAACCCACCCCAGAGTGGCGCGGTGAAGGAGTTGAATCCCTTATTAAGAAGCGCTTGGTAGCCATTGGCTGAGGTGTAGGAGCGGTGCTCTACGCCAGTGGTGCCGGCGCGAGAACCAGAGCAATACCACATTAAGTTTCCGCTAGAACCAGCGCCCTCAACCAAATCATCCAAGGTGACCACTTGTGAGAATCCGTCAATACCACCGAGGGATACCGTTGAGTTGTCGACCAAAGCCGAGAATTGGTTGTTAAGCATCTCGGTCAAAGAACCAACACTAGCGTCATATCTCATAGAGCCAGAGCTTCTGCCGGTCATGAACCCAAAGAATGCGTTGCGAGGATCGGAGATACCGCCATCAGAAGCAGAGTGCCTAAGCAGTGGACGAGGCATCTGAATGTTCAGGGCTGTAAATCCTGCATCTCCGGGTTCGTCTCCACCAGCGGACATTGAAAGAGCATTCGTTCCAAGGTTCGAGAATCTTAATGTAGATGGTTGCGAGACCACCGGGTTAGACGAAGTCATTGGAATAACATATGCCGCTCCATCGGCAATTGTAGCGCCCGGCAACGCGGCAGACGACGATGCGGCCGCGTAAATAAGGTCAATGTCCTTGTATTTTGGCATATCGTAGTATCCAAATGGAAGCAATGTTTCCATTCCTGTCGCGCCGGCGGCGACGTCAGGGTTAACATCGACATACACGTACTTGGATTGGTTAGGGTATTGACCATATCGCTTATAGCGGCGCTCGGCCTCATCCCAACTTAAGTATTGGTCACCAATCTTACGACCGACGTAGTTCGGAGAAGTTGGGTCTAAGGTGCACTCGTCAAAGCGTTCAAGAATCTGCATAGCGTTGTCTGTATCCGACATCGAGCGGACAAGAACCGAGAACGTTCCGTAGTCAGTAGTGCTACTGTTGGACTGGCGAATGTTTGAGATAGAGATTTTTACATTTCTGCTCAACCATGCGCCATGGCCGCGGCCGACGAGCCTAAACAGTTTGACCGTGCTGGTTATTGGATTGTAGTCAGCAGCCTCACCAGTGTCCTGACTGATAAACCAGCCCGCAACTGCTTCGCGAGCTTGAGCGTTAGAGCCCAGACGGTTAGCAGGGGTTGAAGTGGGAGTGGCCTTCAAGGCAATAGGGACGATTGCGCCATAAAAAGACTGTGCCAAGTTTCCTGAGAAAATATCTCTGATGTGTTGGTCGTATGTTTCGCCTAACCAGTACATGTCGGCGCCGTTGGGCGCGCTGGGGTAGAAGTTTCCTGAAACAAAAAGTTGCGGGTTTGTGTTGAAGACTTGTCGGGCATACTTATCGTTCGTATCAGCCATGTTGAACTCGAAAACGTGCTCGTCAAGAGCAGATTGTCCGGTTTGGATTACAGCCTTGAAGTTACCATTAGCATCAGACTCGATCAGGGTGCCGGGAGCCTTGTAATTGCAGCGAGTGGTAGTAGATCCAGAGCCAGCAGCGTTACCAGAAAGAGCTATCATTCCTGATTCAAGATACCAGACTGCGGCTAGGGCGCCCGTGACAGTCACTGGGTTACTAGCAGTAGTGGTAAGGGAAGCAGATTTCCACATGACGAGTCCGTATGCTCCACCCTCTCCACCGTCGCCTTGACCAAGCTCTAATGTTCTCCAACCAGCCTGGGAGGCAAAGTTGGGAGCAGTACCGTTCGCAGCGGTCGGGCTTTGTTGACCCAAGGTTCTAACAAAGGTAAGCGGAGCCACACCAGCATTAAGGAATCCCTTGGCGGCGTAGATGCCGTACATTGGAGACTGGAGATCTCTGGCTGAACGGTAAACGTCACCTCCGGCATTACCGGGGACAGTTTCACCGAACATACTCACGAAATCAGAGTAAGCGTCGACAGTTTGCGGCTGCATGGCTAAACCTTGCGTAGCGCGGCCGACGACGGTAGGTCCGATAGTATCGGGCCTTCTTGGGATAAAGGAGTTATCAATCTCGTTGATAAAAACTCCGGGGGAAACGAACTTAAATTTCTTTACTGACATGATTTAGCAATCCTCTTGTATATATTTGTCTTAGAAAAGACTTCACAATCATTATCTAAATAGTGTTTTGGATTCCAAAAGGATGAACCAAACATAGAAATTAAGGTTTAGTTCCTGAATTAGTCTTCCAAAAACGACGGCTCTCCAGGAATTACCCCTGACTCGCGTGGAAATGTCACTTCTACCACACTCTCTTCCAAAGTGATTAGTGGTCGATCGTCATTCTCGCCCTCACCAATAAGATAGCCTAAAATACGTAAGGTTATAGTGGTCTCGAACATCCTGATGTCTTCACCCAGATCTCCAATATTATTGCTGTGTGTAAAGTTCTGATCTATGAAAGCTTCGTAAATGTGGCCATTCCTTTTCATCAAAAATGAATTGATTTGGCCAGTGCGTGTCATAAAAGGTTGAACCAACTGATTCATTTGCTCTTGGTATTCGGTTTTAATTACAATCTTGTATTCTACATTTACATAAACAGGGATTGGAATCGACAAACTTTGTATCACCACTTGTTTATTGATTCTTGGGTAATAGTTCTGGAGTCGACCGTCTGTGTTGGTGCGAGTACCCGTGGCCACTGCAAAATTGCGTGTTTTGTCTTGCTTGACTCTGCGTGCGATTACCATGCGCCCAGATCTACCATCGCTATACTTGGAAAATATATTTGCTTGATAGCTTCCTTTTCTTTCGGGATCTTTAACGATTCCAGTGCGCTCTACACCAATAATTGGCAATACAAGGGCCCCAGAAGAGTCTCGCAATGATTTTTCGCTTTTAATCTGATATGCTCTTTCGGGCGCTTGCCAGAAAACAGGGACCTGTGTATATCCCGCGTTGGTGCGCGCTGAAAGGCTAAGATCCTCTTTCACCCAAGATGTCACAGCCATATCTATCGTTTCTATACTAGAAGCTAGCATCCCAACTTCTTGTAAGGTTGCACTAGTGGCGCCCGGAGGTAATTGCGCAAAATCAAAATCATCAGGTAGCATCGAATTGTCCCTTTCTTGCACGTCGGCATGTGGCTGCTATCTCGAACGAATGATCCACTTGACCAAATAACTTTCTTGGCTCCGACAGTTTAACTATCTCGTAATATATTTTACCGTACAAAACAAAATCGCCTTCTCTGACAAACAGATCCTGATCTTCGGTCAATCTTCTCTTGTGGAAGTATACCGTAACCATAGAGTCCGAGTCAACTCCAATGTTTGAAAGATATGAAGTAGTCTCTTCGTTAAACTCTACCAAAGCGTACACTCTCACTGGTGGTAAGTATGTTTTCTCGACTGCCTCACCGTATAACTCGTGAAAATCAGTTGATTCAAGATCAATAGGGTAATAGAGGATCTGTTGCCCAATGACCTTCTCGATGAGTTCGTCATTGACTTGTTTTACCAGATCTCGCTCTTTTTTACCTAAAAAGAGAGGAGGTGGTGGCGCTGCTGGTCTTTCCCATTCATCTGACATCTAAGCTACCCCACGAAAATCGGTAATGGAGAATTCTTGAACAGGTTTTGGGCTGCATCAGCAGTCTCAGAGTCGTACTTAACCAGTTCTTTGTATTCAGTCTCTTTGAGCATCTCCATCAACTTATCTTTTAACTGTTGTTGCTCATCTTTTGCTTGTCCTAAAAGCTCATTGTGGTTTAGAGTCACACTCTCTCCCGGAATAGGCAAGGTTGTAAACTTACCACGGATTTGGCCCAGCATTTCCTTGCAAAGTGCCAAACAATACTTTCGAATCCATTGTTTACCTATCGCATTGATGTTCTGATAGGGTACATTGTCAAACGGCAGCGTGTTTAAGTTGTTCACACCGTCTACTCCATCATTATATTCAGAATTTGAGCCAAATACATCCAGATCCTGCACATAGAAGCGAACCCACATGCTATCAATGTCTGTAAAATCCCAATGGCCCGGCTCTGGGTACAATCGCAGGTGATTATTTATGAGTTCATATGAATAATGTGATGTGCGTGTGTAAATTGAGTCTTCATACATAATTGCTTGCATTTTATTCTGCCATGTGGGGATTCGTTCGAACGTAGAGTCGTCCGCAAACTGTCCATAAGTCGACATATTTCCAACGACACCAATTCCACCATAATATCCAAAAAATCTCCACATAGCGCGAGGGGTCTTATAGAAGACCTTGGTAACAATCACCCTTTTTCCGTCAACTTTGCCAGAAAAGGGAACCGCGTCACCCTGATCGTTAACTCCGCTGGTTGATGCATCGTTAATAATTTTCTGTAAATCATAGTCTTGTTGATTTTGAGTTGGTTTGAAAGAAGCGGAATATTGAGGAACAGTTCCTCCAAATCCACCCATGGCAGCCATGTTGTCACCAACCTTGTTTGCATAAGATGACTGGAACCTTGGGTATTTTAAGTTACTGCCAGAAGGACCAGACAACTGGACGCCATCGTGGTCAAACGTGCCCGTTGTATTACCCAGAGCATTGGATATAACGTTCTTACCTTGATGTAAGTTGATAATGTATGAATATTCTAGCACTGCCTCTTCGTATGCAGCATATACATTTGAAGGTGTCAGCTCGATATCAACAACATCACCACCAAGTTTCTTGTAAACATAGGCTACCTGATCTGATGCACCACTTAAGAACGCTACGGATCCTGTATATATCCCGAACGGACAAGCCCCACTTACATCGGTAGTAGATCCTGTTGACGTTAAGACAACTGCGCTAGTGGTTGATATTGGATTTAGGTTGGTGGGCACTCACTTGGTCTCCTGTGTTCAGTGTTTACTTTTTGGTTGTACGTTTGGTAGCAGTTCTGGTTGTTTTTTTCGTTTTTGCAGTCGTGGTTTTTTTAAGCTTTGGAGTTGGGGTCTTTTTGGTGACCTCTACCGTCTCTTTAACCTCGACTGTCGGTGCTTTGATAGCCGGCTTAGTCTCGACTGGCGGTGCTTTGACATCCTCTTGTGTTGCTGTCGTGGTTGCTTCTACTGCTCCCTCTGTGGTCTCTGTGGCGCCAAGTCGGGCTGCGCGGGCTCTTTTAAGTTTCAGTATGCGTTTCCATTTTTTACCCATGATATTCTCCTGTATGTATAAAGGTACTCAGTAAATAGTTTGCTGGTTAACAAAAGTGAAAATCTCAAAAATTTACCGGAGAAAAAATTTAAGAAAATGGCGTTTTTTTGTATGTGATTGCAAAATAAAACCCCCTCCGAAGAGGGGGAACATAATCTTATGTTTTGAAATACTGAATTAAGAGGTAACCCAGAATGTTGTACCGCTCTGAACAGAGCTGTCGCCAATAGCGACGTAGTTAGTGCCGTCGCAGAAAATACGAACTCTTGAACCAACGACTGCGTTAACAGTGTCAGCATTCATAATCAAATTAGTGCAAGTATCAGTAACAGCAACTTCGGCGGCGCCTGATGCAGTAAAGTTACGGCAAGAAACAATCATGTTGTCTCCGGGTGCTGTGATAACGACATCGTTAT